ATCTTACAAAATCATTTATTTGTAAATCACCATTTGGAAAATTAATTTTTAATGTAGTATTAGATGCAGTTACAAAAGGATTGTTAGGTAAAAAATCTTCTGTTGGAAATTCTGTTCTAGCAGTTCTTGCTCTTTGTAAAGCTTGTGGATCTGCACTTGTTGGTTTAGGTTCTAATTGTGGTTGTTTAGGCTCATACTCTGAAATATGGACCAGGGCACCATTCCATTCTCTAACCATTTCATTGTATGGAAAAGCCATGCCTGATCTATCTGAAATAGCTAAAGCATATTTACCTTGCGAAAAAGTAGTCATTAACCAATACCTGGGTAATATATTTTAGGAGATATGTAAGTAGAATTAGAAGAACCATCTTCATCTTCTGCTCTTAACAACTCATCTTCATATAATAATTTTAACTCTTGAACTCTTTGTGGTGCATATTTTACAGCTAAATAATATGCTAACCCTGAAATCATACATGGTATAAATCTATAAGGAACATCAGTTGCATTTGTGTATGCTCCAACATCATCTATTCTTTTTGTGTAATAAAAATTAATATAATTTCCATCTTCAGATGCACCTGGAGTTAAATATAAAGTCATTGTAACTTTATCTATAAACCTTTGAACCCAATACTGATTAGGGAGACCTTTAGAAGTCTTATTTGAAAATCCTTGATATTGTGATCTACTAATTTTTGTCATTGGAGTATCAACTGAAGTAGACTTTACTCTATAATCTGCTTCTTGAATATCTGTCATACCAATTGGAAACTGTAAAACCGCATCACTTGTGCTATGAGTAGCAGCTGTGCTGCCATTAACACCTCTTACACACCCTGTTAAATTTAATGAAGAAATTCCGGAATAAGTAATTTGTTCTGTTCCAATAATAATTATACCACTTGTAGGCAGTCCTGTAACAGAAGCAACACCAATAGTATCGACCGTTGTATTTATACCAGCAGATAAAGTTGTACTAATACCGCTTGACGTACCATCAGCCGGGGATCTAAAAAAAGTATAAACAGCTTGTCCATCGACTAGTGCAACATTTTGGTTTTTAACTTCCCAAAATTGTAGACCTCTATTTCCCCATTCTGAAAATAAAATATTTAAAGATCGTTTTGCAGTTTTTAATTGATAACCAGAAACGCCCTGCATACCAATACGTTCGTATGCATCTTCAATAATTTCATCTATGCCAAGGTTCTTATCAAAAACATAAGAACCTGAGGTTACATTAGCCACTTAGACCTCCTATCCTGCTGTTAAATTAGGACCAGAATATTTATCTGTTAATAAAGTGTAAGCAGTAACATGTGTTTTAGTTTTACAAAAAATTCCTTTTGGAAATAAAATTCCATCTTCAGGAAAATTAAAGTTAATCACATCACCTGTTGGAACATCTGCAAGAAATAAAGTTGCTCCTGAATTTGATGTTGTTGTAAGTTCTAGAACACCTGCACCCCCACCGCTAGAAGCGATAATTATACCTCTCAATCTTACTGGTTGAGATATAATTGCAGCCGCACCTGCAGCAGCATCAGATCTAGTTGCTTGTATATCATTTTTAAACGACATTTGTTTCTCCTTAAAATTAATATGTGGGGCCGAAGCCCCACACTAATTATTTATTATGCTTCTTTAGCAAACACACCTTGCACGTCAACAACTGTCCAATGAGCTGTTGAGTTTAAAGATGCACATACTATGAAGTCACCAACTTTTGATGTAGTTTTTGTATTAATGATATCTTTATCATCTGTTAAAGATCCAGCGTACAAAATACCATCGTTAGCATTTGGGCTAATTGTTAAAGTGTTAGCTCCATCAGGTGCAGTATTTACAAAAGTAAATACTCTTCCAATAGTAATTGCAGGTAAAGTGAATACAACACCATCAGTTGATGATGTGAAAGTTTTACCAGTATCTGCATCTGCTACTGTGTAGTTAGCTTGTTTGTTTTCTAAGTTAAATCCAGTTAATCCTGCTTCGTTAAATTTACCTTGCAGTACTGGTCCTCTGAAACGTGTTATTGCCATAATTATATCCTCCTAGTTAATAGAACATAGTCTCTAGGCCGTCGACTATACGCGTCTATGTTCTGTTATTAATTGTATAGTGTGTTTTTTATACAACACTTTTTAGTGGAGCGCAAGAGAGCCTACAGTATTTATGCATTTCAGCAGTGTAGCTTTTGATTAAGTAGCTACAGAAACTTGTGGAGCGGCACCTTCAATAGTATTTTGCCTGTGAGCAATAGCTGCTTCTTCCAGCTTAATGTCAGTGATGATTTGTTTAACTTTGTCATCAATTCTGACCATTTCAAGAGTATACCTACCATTAGATAGATGCTCTTGTTCCCACTTCAACTCCAAGGACCTTTTTTGTTTGTATAGGTCTTGTATCATTACTAACTTCCTCATAAGTTATTCGATAAGGTCTGTCCGAAAACATTCCCGATGATTCCCAATTTATACTCTTTTCTCCCAGTTTGTCAACTATTGCTTGTTCCAGAGAAATAGCGTCATCATTAGATTCTACTTCAAATCTACCGTGATGATCGTATGCATATATGTTTATTAGGAATTTTTTCATGGTTTTTCTTTCTATTTTGTGATTGTGGCCGAACTATGTCCGGCCACAAAAATTATCTATTAAGCACCTGGTGATGCAAAAACACCTCTAGGGTCAGATACACCAAATACGTATCTTTCTCTAGCTTTGTATCTTACGTTACCAGTATCGAAATCACCTTCCATTTTAGTAGTCAATGGAGTTCTTTCGAAATGTTTCATACCATTTGGCACATCTGTGATAATGTAGAAAGCATCTGTGTCTGTTAAGTAATTATTAACAGAGTAACCTTGAGGAATCATCCCCATAGATTTAAGTGCGTTAACATCATTATCAGCAGTTCCAACTCTACCAGCAGAAGCCATAAGTCTTTCAGCTGTGAATTGTAGTGCAGATGGAACGATCATTTTAACAGCTTTTGCAGCGATCTTTAAACCTCTTTCATCAGTAAGCGCAGCAATGTCAATCATTGATTGCTCTAATGAAGTTTCGTTTAAGTCAGATGCAGTTGCCAACGTATTACTGAAAGTTCCAGCAATAGTTGGGTGAGATGCGTTAAATAAAGTAACACCATCACCTGAAGTAAATGATCCACCAGGTAAACCATTGTTAAATGGTTGTACTGATTTTACTTGTTTAGTTTGAGCCATAGATCTTGCTAAAGCTTTTGTATATCTAGAAGCAAGTCTGTCATATAGATTGTCTTCAATAGCTTCCTCAGTGATAGCAAAAGCGAGAGCAATTGTCTCGTTAGTGTATCTAGCTGTGAAAGTTTCTTGAGCGTTATCGTAAGTAACAGCACTTCCCTCAGGTTTTACTTGTGCTTGAGCGAAACCAGACAACATAACTTCTTCTTCAAAAGCTCTGTCTGATGACTCAGTAGTATAAATCTCAGCTGACTGATTTTCATACTGTTTATATTCCAGTCCGAATAAGGCATTCAAACCGGGCTCTAGTTCTTTAACTAGTTGATTACGTGATATAGCCATAGTTATTCCTCCTTATATCCCTGCTCGGTTGTTTCCAAGAATGTGCTCATTGATCTGAATTCTAAGAGCAAAGCCCTCAGCTGTCGTATCTGAATGATCAGGATCTCTTGAAACTCCCAAGATTTTTAGTTGTGCTGCTGAAGCTGCTGTTGTAGCCGAAATTTTTGATTTCGAAATATACAACGGCGATGTTCCAGCAGATGCCACTTGGTCCGCACAGTGTCCAACTTCATTTTGGTTGAAAGCTGTATCTGCAGACATTACCTCAAACATGCTCATAGGGTCATCATTGATGTACGCTACGATATCCGTTGCAGTGTTAGATGCAGGCGAATAGTTTGAGAAAGTAGGCTTGTTAGTTGTTGCGTCAGTATAAAACACACCGTTAAGTACACCTAGATTGTGATCATCAGTGTTTCCAGCAGCAAGTACTACACCATCCGAAGTTAATTTCACCATAGCCGCATGGGAAATTAAAGCGGAAGAAGCAGCAACTGACCACTCACTTAAAGCAGCGTTGTTATAGTTCTGCGCAATTTTTTTAATGGGTCTGAATCCAAACCCAGTAGTTGACGCATTAGCCATATTGTTTTCTCCTTATGTGACCTACCCTTGCGGGCCTCCAGTCACGGTTTAATGTTCAATCGCTGGTTTGAATTGTTAAATTTTTAACTTTTCTTGCCACCGAAGGTTGTACGAGTTTGTCTATCAATATCGATAGGCATTCCCCTATGCTGTTCCTTCATAAGATCGTTGTCGATTGCGGTCATTTGATCTTGCGATTGTTTTGCAAAATACTCTTGTCTTGACCTTGCGATCTCTTCCGGTACCCTAGTCAGCACTAGGCCTCCGTGCCCGATAACCCCTGCGTATTTGCCGTCCGTGATTGCTGGAAAGTCCTCATCGGGATATTCATCTGATCTTACTAATTCATACCCAGACCTTAAGCGTCCTTGTATGTTTTTCGTATCAACGAATCCCAAAACTTCTATCCTGACCCATCTGTGTCTGAATCCTTCTGGCGCGTTGGGCGTATCTAAGTACGATGGTGGAGTCCAAGGTTTATTTTGCATTTTCGGTTTAACCGATTTTGCTTGTGATTCAACTTTTGTTGTATCACTTTTTACTTGGCTCGCACGAGTTGGTTTTTTATTTTCCATATGCC